CCTTGAAGATTATTAGAGACATGATTGACCAACTATGGACATTGTTAGGCATGTTTATTGCCTGGGTTGTTCTTGACGGATCTGCAAAGACTGTTGTTGGGTACGCAATTATTGGAACTTTATTTGCTTGGGCCGTTACCTATCCCCTTCGTAACCCTAAGGATGAGGAATAATGAAATCAATCGGAAATATTATTTTAAGAATCGTAGCTACGTTTGCAGCTAGCGGTCTATCTGTTATCGGTGCTGGAGCTATTGCAGGAGTTGACACTCTCACAGCAGTAACTGTAGCTGGTCTTACAGCTGTTGCAGCAGTGGTTGAAAAACTTGCCCGCGGCTTTATGAATGACGGTAAATTAGATCTAGAAGAGATAAATGCCGCATTTGCTGCAGTAGATACTAAGGCAAAGAGCGAGTCTGATCTAAAGGTTGAGGCTAAACAAAATGGACATGACATTGTAATCAGTGCTGCAGGCGCTGTCTCTTACGCAGCTGCAACTAAGCCTGATGGTGAAGTCCCAGCAGAACAACCTGTAGATGAAGATTGGGATAAGCGATAATGGCAGATCAAGGAACAGCAGCCCGTCTTATTGAGGTTGCTACAGCAGAGCTAGGAACCATTGAAGGTCCTAAAGATAACGAAACCAAGTACGGTGCGTATACTAAGGCTAACTTTCAGCCATGGTGTGGATCATTCGTAAACTGGTGCGCTAACGAAGCCGGTGTAAAAGTACCTAATACTGTTTACACACCTGGTGGAGCAGCAGCATTTAAGAAAAAGAACGCATGGATCGATGGAGATCTAGCAGACCCAGAACCAGGAGATATTGCGTATTTTGATTTCCCTTCAGATGGAGTCGATAGAATTTCTCACGTAGGTATTGTTATTAAAGACAATGGCGACGGAACTGTTTGGTGCATCGAAGGAAACACAAGCCCGGACGATAAAGGATCACAACGTAATGGTGGTCAAGTATCTAAGAAACTTCGTGCGTATAAGAAGAACCCTAAGAAGGTTCAGATTTCTATTGTAGGATTTGGCCGCCCTAAGTTTGGCGGAGCTCCTGCAGCACCTGTAGCTACTAAGTGTTCTTGCTGCGGTAAGTAATTAAATAGAAATCCCCCCAGTTATTAGCTGGGGGGATTTTTTAATTTCCGCCTAATACTATTAATTCTCGTCTTGGATCTATACCGTCACCAAGAACTAAAGAAATGATTCCCGGCGCACTATCTAAACCAGATTTATCTCTAAACCAAGCAGACCCATTATCCATAGAAGGATTCTGTATAAACAATCTAGGACCTACATTTTGGGCACGATAATGATGATAGTGACCAACGTTTAAGATGTCTGCATCTGCTACAGAGCAACGACCCATAACTTGTCCTTGCCACCACTTAACCATGTCACGTGCCTGATGGCCGTGAGCCATGCCGTACATAACCCCACTTAGATTAACAGTCAAGGTGCTGTCATCAGCAGCTGGATAACGGAACTCAACCCGATCTTTTAAGAATTCGCTTTCCTTACATATGTCTTCTACTTGAGCAACCACATCAATTTGCCAGGAGTCTTCAGGACGTCCAACTAAAAAACGCTGTACTTCATCGTGGTTTCCAGGAACTACCGGAACAATGATCTTGTCAGCTAATGGTGCTAAAGCTTTGATCTGTGCAAGTAACATTCTGCGACCTACTCGCACTTGCTCTGAGACACCAATGTCATGGCGTCCCATTACCTTGCCTTTTTGACTTGTCATACCCTCAATACAATCCCCTAATTGAGGTAACGCAATCTGACCAATACCGTACTTAGTAGCTAAATATTTATGGTGCTCAACTGCTTCATTAATTGAATTTAAAACCCTATCAATAATGAGAGGTGTATCGTCTTTACCGTACTGAGTATCTCCAATGCTGTACACAGCAGTTAAGTCACCCCTTGATTTAATAACTTCTGTAGGTTCCCAAGTAACAATTAAAGACAGTAATTGTTCTAGGTCATAGTCAGGACTAGTTGATTTACCTGAAGGTACAACGTTAACTCTAAACGACTCTAACCAATCACCATTAAAGGTTTGCCAACGTGAGCGTCTGTGAGATACAACAGTCCACTCAGCTGGATCTAGCTTTGCCTCAATAAGAATTTCTTCTGCACCCGGAGTATTACCGTCTGGGCGTGGTGTGGAAACAATAAAGCCACCATCCGTTCCAATTTCAGAACGTGGTCGCCATGCTTCTGGAATAACTTTATTTAACTTGTCAGAACCTTGATTACTGGTTTGAATTATTGCATCATAATCATCTGCTAAAGACATACACAATCTCCTTGTCGGTGGTCACGAACAGCGGTTTTGCCAAACGTGCCCCCGGCACGACGGAGCAACATAAATAGATCTTTTGTACTTAAGTCATCATCTTCAATAGCTGTGTCTAAAGCTTTCTTATCTTCTTCAGAAAGGGTAGCTGCCCATTGTCCTACAATGCATGATTTTAAAGTATTCATTGTTTTTACTTCCGCATACAAATCTTGCAATGACATAAATGCCTCCAATTTTTAGTCCAATTGCAGTACTAGGCCCTGAGGAAACCCCAAGGCCTAGTAACTAGCATACATCAAATTAGTAAGAAGTGCTATTTCCTGAATCAAAGTTTGCACGGTCACGCTTTGCAGCGGTGCTGATAACAATTCCATTTGCCTGAGTTGCCCCGGCAGCTGGGTCTGTCATCTTTGTGTAGCGAGGTGCGCCCTTAATTGAGTAGGCAGCTCCTGCACGATCTTGACCTGTAGCAGACACGTTTGCACGTGAAGGCTTTGACTGTGCGTACGGATCGCCAGCCGCTGTGTTCTTCTTCTTAACAAGTGTGCCAGCCTTTGGTGATGCAGATGGAGAAGTAAACTTAATTCCATCCTTCATCATAGGTTGACGACCTTGCTTTGCCATACCTGCAAGCGCCTCGTCAGGGCTTGGGATTGAGCCTTTTGCCATGGTGTTCCTAACTGTTTAGAGATCTCTTAAAATAAAGAATATATCAATTTACATTGATAGTAAAGACTATTGCAGAAATTTGTCCGTCTCGGGAATCTACCGTGGTAAATCCTGGTCGACAGCTTAGATCTAAGCCTCTTGGAGCAACGTAGCCCCGGGCAATTGCAATAGCTTTTACTGCTTGATTTACTGCGGAAGCCCCTACCGCCCGTAGCTTTACTTGTGGCCGCTCATATAAAGCGTGTGCAATAGCTGAGCCAACCGACTGTGCATTAGAACCTGCACTTACACGCAGGAACTGCTCTTCTGCGGAATCTTTTTCTATCACGTTTTGTAGTCCTTAGGTTTCGATTTAGAGTCGCCCTCTAGGGAAAACGGTACGTTATTTAAGGGGTTGCGTCAGCGTATCCAGCCTCTTTTAAAAGCTTAACAAAGTCTTCTAGCCGTAGCATAACCGGCCATTCCCCTATATTTGCCTCTCCTTGGCCGTTTAATCTAAGAACTGCAACTGGCAGGTCTAACCCGTTATGACGCTCTTTTAGTTGCTTTATAGCGGCTGATGGGTTGAAATCTTTTCTAGCCTTGACTTCCCAATCAATACCTATGGTGCCGGTAACGTCTGTTCCTGAACGACCAGCTCCAGTAGACTCGGCGTAAGGCCAACCATTTTCTACTAAATAGTTAGCTACGATTTTTTGTGACTTATACCCACGATGTTTTCTACTCTGGGATGGCATTACGCATCCTAGTTTGAATTAGATTTTCTAGGTCTTCTATGGTGCCGTTGTTAATAAAGATTTGATCAACCTTGTAGCCATCCATTTGAGTCTCAGATATATGCCTATTTACAGCCTCTACCCCTAGACGTCTTACTCTCCAAATTTGACCGCCCAAGGACTTAAGAATCTCCGCTTCATTCTCAAAACGAACATCGGCTATTACGATCTTGTCATCAACGCCCACGTTAGCTAATGCGGAAATAATCCAGATGTCTTCAGCAATTACTTCACGAGCAGCAACCCCAACATTTTGTAAAAGCATTCGTACTTGAGGTTCTTGCTTAGCTTTATCCCAACCTACAAGATCAACTAAACCCTGCAAGTAACCGCTTGGACTGCAGGCTACTAAAGGATTCATGGCATACAGAAAGTCTCTGATCTTGTCAGCAAAAGCAATTCTTTTGTATCCGTACTTCTCTACAAGAATATTAGCAACGGTGTCTTTACCTGATTGAGCATAACCAGTAAGCCCAATGATTTTGTAATCAGTGGAGATGTTTAACTCTTCGTCGGTAAATAAAGAAAGCTGTTCCCAGGTTGGCTTCATGGTGTCATCCAACTGCTTCTACCAAGAGACTTGTTAATGTTAACTCGTCTCGTGATCTCTCTGTTAATTAAAGAAATGTCCTTTGATAAACGATCTGAAATAATGTGAATCAATCCGTGGTAATTAGACAGCTCTTGCAAAGCATCTGCCTTGGCACGATATTCAGGATCCACTTCAATCTCAGCGTCAATCATAGCTACAGCAGAACCAGCCTTCTTGAGAGCCAACTTCTTCTGTGCTTTGATCACATTCAAGTTCTTGTCTGCCTCAGACTTGTCAACATCAGCGCACCAAAGCTGTAGGTTAATAAACTCTAAATACGCAACGTACTTAGCGTACAGATCCATTACCTGTTCTTCCATCATATCTGTTAGATCAGGTGGAATTACCGGAGCATCGTAACCGTACCCCTCGTTAACCAACAAGCCTTGATCTTTTAAAGCCCCTATTGTTTTCTTGCTAGCTTCAGCAACTCTTAATTCAATTGGACTCATTGTCCGCCCCACCCTCCGCCTTTAAATTGAACTCCTGGAGAAGAAAATACTCTAAACGCTTCGTTACCGCAACTACACATTACTGCAGGTGCTGGGCCATCTTTCATAGGAAAGAAACTACTTATAATCTTTAAACACGACTCGCACTTGTATTCATAATCAGGCATTAGTTACCTCCATGTAAGGTTGACAGCGCTTACATCCCTTTACAGGGTCAATGTTACACACAGGTGGCCGGTTGTTGTCAACTGCCCAAGCGACGTCCAGAGCTTGGTCGAACAGGTCTTTTGTAAATTCTGGATTGTATTTAACAGTGAACTCTTTATAATCTTGGTTTGCTTTAAGCTCATAGATAAAAACAATCTCATCAGGGGCAGAAGGTAGGTCACCGTTCTCTACCATAAGATGAGTTAGGTGCAAGTAAACCTGACCCTGTAGTTGATGAGATCTGAACGGTGCTCGGATATTGCGCCAAGCCTTTTCTAGATCACCGTCAGACTGAGCTAAAAGTGCGGGGGCTTCAAAGCGCAGTGTTCCAGCACCAATTGACTTAATCTCAATAAGGCAGTCTTCTCCTAGGTTCTTTACCCAACCATCAGAGTGCCCACCAATTTTATGTTTATTACTCCAAAGAGGAACTTCACGGTATTCAAATACACCGCATTCAGGATCTTCAAAGTTTAACTCTGAAGCTACTTCCCAGTCTGAAGGACCGCACTCAAAGCACTCCCACTTACCATAAAGCACGCCCATCTCTGTGAGCCACTTCTGCCACTTAGCGTGGATAGTATGACCCTCGTCAAAAATAGACTGAAGACGTAAAGTAGGTTTTTCACGAACCTCTTTATAGTTACCTTTAATTGCATGGTACTGAGCAAGATGGCACCACTCAGGTTTGATCATGTCAGATGGATGAATAATATCCATACGACGATTATCAAAAGGCTTAGCCAACAAGTGGCGTTCAATAGCGCCAACTAAACGAGTCTCACGTTTGTTTGCGTCTAGGTATGCCTTTAACGAAACCGTCTTAGGTTTGCCCGTATTTGCCATCCTGATCTATCCATTCGTCTAGTGTTAAGCCTTGTTTTTCATACTTACGCTTTGCTGCATTTCTCTCTCTGTGTGACATGCCACCAAAGATGCCGTGCAACTCGTCATTTATAATAGCTTCTTTTAAGCATTCTTTGCGAACTGGACACGCTGGACGCCCGTCCTTTCCCCAACAAATTGCTTTAGCTTTGTTAGCTATTGGTTTATACAGCGCCTTGTCTCGTGGAGGAAAGAATATCTCTGTATCTTCTCCCCGACATTTAGCCTGATATCTCCAAGCCCAGCTGGGCTCGTTGTCAAATTCCATTTACTCACCTCTGATTGCGTTACGAAGTTCAAGAAAGTCCTCCTCTCCTAAAACTACATAGTTCTCGCCATCAAGGTGAAGACCTAATACCGGAATACGACTATCGAGGATAGCTTCGGTTGTGATCTTCTTAAGAACTTCTGATTTAATGGTTACTGATTTTTTACCAGTCCACTTGTGCTCAATCAAAAGATCATCACTTCTTACATCCCCTTTACGCGACCAGAAAGCGCCTGACGCTGCAGAACGCTGCCCATCCACCAATTTCTCTAAACGCTTTTCGTGCTTTAGAGACTCTTTTTGTCCTTTACTCTTCATCAATAGCCAATATTGGTTGAGCCTTAATAGTGCTCATAACTGCCTTACTTAACTCTTCACGAAGATCAACTTCTTCTCTAAGAGAATCGATAAGAGCCTGAGCTCCCTGCCACTTACGATCACCGTAGTACATCCAACCACCACGACGTTCTACAACCCCATTAAGAATAGACAGAGCCACAATCTCCTTGCCGGTGTCATAGCCACCTGCATCAATTGGACCACCATCTGCAAAGTAAAAGTCTAGATATGCGGTCTGTTGTGGAGGAAAAGTTTTGTTCTTAATAGTACGAACACGAATAGTTTGACCTACTCGACGCTTGCTTTCTCCGGTGCCAACCTCTACCCAATCATCACGCTTTACTTCACATCGCACGCTGTACGCATAATCTTTACCTAATCCACCAGGAGTGGTTCTAGGATCTCCATGCATAACACCAATCTTCATGCGATATTGATTAATCATAATACCTAGGACTGGTCGTTCGGATTCGATGAGGTCTCTTTTGGTAGCCGACGCCACTTTTCTAAAGAACTTATTGGTAATAAGTGCGCCACGACCCACAGTAAATTCTTCCATGTGTTTTTGATCTTCTGCGCTAGGAACAAGGGCTGGAAGGGAATCCACAACAACCATGTCAACAGCCTTGCTTTCCATGAATTGAATAACCGAATCAAAAGCATCCTCCATACTATTAGTTTCTACAAGTAGTACACGACTGTTGTCTACCCCGCAAAGTTCTGCGTACTTAGAGTCAAAGTCTTCTGCAGCAATCCATACCGCAGTAAAATCAGGGTTAAGCTTTTGGTTAGCAGCAATTGTTCTTAGTGCAATTGCGGTCTTTCCGTGTGAGGCTTCTCCAACTAATTCAACCCAACGATTCATAGGCCAGCCACCACCGAGAACAACGTCAAGTGTTAGAGAACCTGAAGTTATACGTTGAGAAACCTGTGCGTCACCAGCCAATATGACAGTGTTTGCACCTAGCTTCTTGTTAATACCTGCTGCAATTTTTAGAGCCTCTGTGCTTAGTGACATTACTGAATCCTATCTACGATTATGTTTGGATTAAATCCTCCGCTTTGTGAAGGCTGTTTAGCTGCTATAGGAGCACCACCGTTTCCGGTACCCCCTACACCAGTTCCAGCCTGAACAATTGGATAGCCGCAATCATAACAACGTTTGCGCTGAGTGCCAACTGGGGCCATGTAATTGCCTGACATACATCCAGGACAACGTTCGTCATTTCTAGCGCTTTGAGCTTTACTAACTAATTGATCTTGTTGAGGATCATATGAAACTCGAACGTTTGGATTCTGTTGGGGTGGGCGATATACATTTGGTTGAGGAACAGACGTAGGTGGTGTATCCGGTAAGGGACCGTTCGCACCCATTTTTTTAGCCCACCAGTTATTAGTCATTATCTAATGTCACTTTCGAATCAATTAGCCCAATATTTTTTAAAGTAGAAATACAAGAAACTGAAGAAGCTAAAGCTACCATCTTAAATAAAGAATGTAGCTGATCTAAGTTTTCTTCAGGAATTGCTTCATTAGGAAGTGGATTATCTAAAGTGTATGCAGCAGTAGCTACTTTTCCAAGGATCTCTGAATGAGCGTCAATGAAAGGGAGTAAACCAGCAATGTTTCCTAAACGTTGCTCGTGAGCCTCTTGCTCCATGTCTGCAACCTCGTCTGAGATAGGGGGTAAACCCATCATCTCTGCAATACCTTCTGTAGGAGTGAGCATTGCATCGTAAACAATTTGTCGCATTAAAACGCTAAGTGGTACCTGAGTAACATTAACAATATTCCTCTTACGTCTCCAAAACATTATTTAGCCTCTCCCCATCGTTTTACAATCGTAATATCGGCAAGCATAGGAACATTCAACGCTGTAATGCCTTCCATAGCATTACGAATCTGTTCGGCAGTTTCCTCTGCTAATTCAGTTGGGGTAACAGTTACTAACTCATCGTGCACAGTTAGAATCAACGAAGCCCTTTCTGGAATCATTTTGTTAGCCCTAATCATAGCAAGCTTAATGAGGTCAGCAGCAGACCCCTGAATGACCGTATTGAAGGCCTGGCGTTCTGCTCTAGCCCTCTTCCAAACCTCGGGGGACCGAAGGTCTGGCAAGTACCTACGTCGTTTTAAAAGGGTGCTTACAAATGGAATTGGAGCTTGTTTACGGCTGTCGCTTACAACCTGCTTCTTGTACCTGGCAACGGCAGGAAACTTACGCACGAACTCATCAAGAAGATCCCGCGCCTCAGCAAGAGAACAACCAATTGATTCAGAGATCTTGTCAGGACCTACTCCGTAAGCTAAAGATAGAACAAGCACCTTTCCGGCTTTTCTATCTACGCCCATAGTATTTCCGATAGTTGTGTAGATGTCCTCCCCGTTTAGGTAAGCTCCGCACATAATTCGATCTTGACTAAACGACGCAATAACTCGAGGTTCAATCTGACTGTAGTCAGCTACCACCAAAGAGTGACCTTCTGGAGCTACAAACAGGTTTCTAATGGCTTTGCCATTACTAGTGTGAGGTGCAGGAACGTTTTGAAGATTAGGATTACGACTAGAAAATCTTCCGGTCTCTGCGCCATACTGGACAAAGTCTGTATGAATGCGTCCGTTTAACATGAGGCTTTTCTTAGCAGTGACCTTAGACTTTCCCAGCAACGTTCTTGTTATATCCCCGCCTAGATATGGAATTACGTACGTAGTTAATAGCTTGTTTAAATCTGAATACTCAATCAAAGCATCTACTAAAAGATCTTTACCAGCAAAAGCTTGAAGTGCTGGTTCAGCAACTGAGTAATCGGCAACTGAAGATGGCAACCCTTCTTCAGCACGCTTTTGCCCTGCCGGAGTGAGAACCTTAGGGCGTAAACCTCTTCCACCTTC